GCCAAATACAAGTACCGACAGAAACGTCAAGCTGGCGAAATACCCTTTGCTCTTGTGGATTTCTTTTAGGTCTGTATTTGTCCACTCCCTTTTCGCTCCCTCCTTGACAAGAATAGATTGTGCATTTTTAGCCCGTTCTTGTTCAGCATCCAGCTTGGTTTTCTCGGCCTTGTAATCATCCGCGCTAATCTCACCGAGTACATACCGCTCATATAGGGCGAGTTTCGCCCCTTCTATTTGCGTAATCTGCGTATCAAGCCCTCTTGGTTCATGCGGCGATGATTCGCTTGCGCTTTTGAGGATAACCTTTGCCTGCCCGCGCACATCCTTTAACACAGCTTCTTCCAAGCTACTTTTCAGCATCTTGAGCCGATAACATTCAACGTCACTTGCTACGCGGGTAAAATCGCAATGAAAAGCCGCGTTCCTCGTAGTGCTGAGTTTCATTTTATGACCGCAGCAGCCGCAGAAAACCTTACCCTGCAATAAGCTTCGTATATCCTTGTACCGTTCCGCTGTTCCAAGCTTCCTCTTGCGGAGCGGCTCACCGCGTATGTTAATCTGATTTTGCACGGCGTCATATAATGCCGGGTCTATTATGGCGGGATGATGGTTAGGTATCTTAATCCATTCGGATTCGTCAACCTTTACGATTGTACTGCTCCCAACATCCGGCTTCCGTGTCTTTCCGGCTATGTACATTCCTGTATACTGTTCGTTATGGAGAATATCAAGAATAACGGCTTTGCCCCATATACATGCGGGGTTCTCTACCTTCTGCTTATACTCCCTCGGCGTTGGACGTTTATCATCGTACAACCGTGCTGCGATTTTTGCAAGGCTCAATCCACTGTGCGAAAGTCCAAATATCATCCGTACCGTTTCTGCGGTAGGCTCGTCAATCACCATTTTACGTTCATCATTGAGCCGATACCCAAACAGGCAATTTTTAAGGACATACTCACCCCGCCGCATCTTTTCATGCTTCGCGGATTTAATCTTACGAGATAAATCGCGACTGTATTGCTCATGGATTAGGAACTTGAACGCGACTTCCATGCCGCCGATGCCGCCCTCGTACTCGTCTGAATCATGGGAATCTGACACGGCGATGAAGCGTATGCGGTATAAAGGGAAAATTCGCTCGATGTAGTACCCCGTTTCTATCATGTTCCTGCCAAAACGGGATAAATCTTTACATACGATGCAGTTGATTTTGCCCTGTTGCACAAGCCCTAAAAGCTCTTGTACTGCGGGGCGGTCAAAGCTTGTGCCGCTGTGTCCGTTATCCACAAACTCAATGACATTGGAATCGGGTACACACATCTCCGCGATGTGCGCGTCGAGCAGCATCCGCTGATTTTCAATGCTCAAGCTATCGTTTTTCGCATCTTCCATTGAAAGACGTATGTATTTAGCGATAACATACTCACCCAACACGTCGCACCCCCTCAAACTCATTTTTGAATTTGTATAGCACATCGAAAGTCTTGTCCGCGTGTACACGGATTTCCTGTATCAGCCGGTCAATGATTTCTATTGTCAGCTTATCATCATGCACAGCGGCGGTAACGGCGTCCGCGAGGTCGCGGTATTCGTTGACACGGGCTTTCACCGCGTATTTACGCCCCCGAATCTCGTCTGCCTGTCTTGACAAGGCGGCAATGTTATCTTCATAACGCGCTTTCATCTCAACAAACTCGTCCTTGCTAATAAGGCCGCTTACCATACTTTCATACAGGCTTCTGAGCATACGCCCGTCCTTATCAAGCTTTTGATTGATTTCGCGCAGCTCGGCGGCGCTGTTGTCGGGCGCTGCCGCCGCTTGTTCAAAGCTGATGTATCTGCCGAGTATGGCTTCGGCCTGCGTGTGGAGAATCGTAAGAATATCGCGTTTGAGGTCGGCTTCTCTTACCGCAATTATAGTACAGGCGTCTTTGCCGTATTTCCACTTAGAATCACAGCGAAACCAATATGTCCCGTCTTTGTTCTGCCGCTTACGCTTTAATGGATGGCCGCACACGGAACAGGCGATTTTGCCTTTGAACACATTTACTGAATACGGCGTACTGCCACGATATATTTCCATCGCTCGTTCGTGAATCTCTTGGCGTTGCATCTGTACGCTGTCGAAAATATCGCGTGTTATGATGGCTTCATGTGTATTTGGGACGCACACCCACTCAGATGGGTCGATATTGATTTGCTTTCCATTCACCGTTCGGGTTTTGCCCTGTACCATGTCGCCGATATATACGCGGTCAGATAGGATATTCTTGACGGCGCTAGGCTTCCAGTATGGTACATTAAGCTGTGTTTTGCTTTTATCATGCCCTTTGTCGTAATTGTACCGGGCCGGCGTTGGGGTGTTTTCCTTGCTTAAACGGTGGGCGATTTCGTGAGTGCTAAAACCGTCTAATGTCAGCTCAAATATCTGCCGCACCACCGGCGCGGTTTCTTCGTTGACAACGAGCCTGCGGCAATCGTCGGGCGCTTTTTTGTAACCGTATGGGGCAAGCCGCCCGACATAACGCCCCTCCGCGATGTTCTGCTGCTGAACGGCCCTGCATTTACGGCTGATGTCCAATGCGTAGGATTCGCTGATAATGTTTTTCAAAGGAAGAAGTATGCCGCCGTCGCCGTCCAAGCTATCAAATGAGTCCGTGACGGCAATAAAGCGGGCTTCATCGGCGGTATACTGCGCTTTCATTGCCTTGTAATCGTCTTTCGTTATCAGGCGCGTCACCATGTTTTCGTAGAGCGTTGATTTAATACCGGCTGCTTTTTCAATCTGGCGCTCGTTTTCGGCAATCTGAGCGGCATATTGCTTCGCAAGGGCAACCGCCGCTTTCTGACCGTCGCTCCCGGCAAGGATGGAATCAAGCGTAGCGATGTTATTCACTTGAGTTTTGACGCACTCCAGAACATACTCATGCAATTCGGCTTCTTTTAGCGTAGCCGCACCGATGCAACCGCGTTTTTTAGTCGTGGGACAGTAATAATAATGATACTTTATGCCTTTGTACGGGACGGCTTTGCGCGTCATCCGCGCACCGCAGCAACCACAGATGAGGATGCCGGAGAAAAGATATACACTGTCACCCCCCGGCGCAGTGCGTGTATCAAGCCGCATGATACGCTGCGCGAGGTCGAAATCCTGCGGCTTGATGATGTGTTCATGCGCGTTTTCCGTCCGCTTCCACTCTGATTTAGGTTTGTCGATGATTTCCCTAATCTTGTAATTAAACCTGCCCTGCCGCCCCTGTACGAGCGTCCCGGTATAGGTTTCGTCAGTTAGGATGCGGATGATGGTATGTGCAGACCATTTCGCGCCGTCCTTGTCGGCATAGCCGCCAGTGGGATGCGGCAGTCCCCTGTCCTTTTTATACTCTAACGGGGAGAGGACTCCGAGGCTGTTCAGCGTGTCGGCGATTTTCAATGCACTCATGCCGTCTATCTTCATACGGAAAATGTCATGGACGATGCCTGCGGGGTAATCGTCAACCACAAGCTGATTGCGGTCGTTTTCGGCTTTTCGATAACCATAAACGGGGCAAGCCCCCACAAAATCACCGTTTTCGCGCTTAATATTCAGTGCGGAGCGCGTCTTAACCGATATATCTCGGCAGTAGGCGTCGTTTACGATGGATTTCACGGAGACTACAAGGTCGTCGCCGCTGTCTTTCAAAGTGTCTATGTTATCGTTTAGGGCAATGAAGCGCACACCGTATGACGGGAAGATACGCCGGAGATAGTTCCCGGTTTCGATGTATTCGCGCCCAAGCCGGGATAAATCCTTGACTATGACACAGTTTATATTGCCGCTCTTTATCTCGGCCATCATTTCCTTAAACGCCGGACGGTCAAAGAGGATTCCCGAAACACCGTCGTCTATCCATTCAGAAACGGCTTCAATATCGGATTGGCTTTCGATGTAGCTATCCAGTTGCCTGCGTTGGTTCGTCACGCTGTCGCTTTCAACGGACTTATCATCCGAATATGACAAGCGTATGTATTTCGCAGCTCTGTACTGCTTTTCAGACATAACAAAGCACTCCCTGTTTTGAATTTTCCAAAACCCGAAATCAAGGGGTGCGGCATAGCGTTATTGCTCGCCTCGCAAGCGTGTGAACTGCACATGAACTACGTTCATATTCGTTCACATTACTCTTTTCGCTAAACATCGTAACACCTGTTTACGGGTTTGTCGAGTCTGCGGTCATATGTCAGCCGCCCCTCTCAGGCAATCCTCCATCGTTTGACCGTTTTTGGGGTAAATAGCGTTAAAGATATATGGGCCGCATTTGAAGCGATGGGGGTTTCCGATTTGACGGACATATTCTATGAGCCGTTCTTCTTGTGGCAGGCTTTTATCTACCGCGACATCACGGACATCAACTAAATCGGCGGTATTTATGTTATCGTGCATACGTTTTCCTCCGTTCCTAACGAAGCGTGAGGGTATTCCCAACTTGGTAATACCCTCACGCTCATTTTGACTGCCACACATATTCCCAAGTCGGTAATACGTTTTAATTTATGTGGCAATCGGCATTTCAAAGTAATCGTCGGACTTCACACGCCTGTAGAACCCCTCCACAACCTGCACATCGCTTGTAATCTCGCACTTCGGCAGGGCTTCGACTACAGGGAAGTGATATATGCCGTTGCTGTTCGCGCGGCAATCCAATATGGCTACGACGCCGGAATCTCGCATGGTGCGGATGAGCCGCCCGAAGCCCTGCTTTAGCTTAATTAGCATGGCGGGGATAACCACGCGGCGCTTAAACTCCCTTGTACTCGCGTATTTGCTCCGCTCAAACTCATTGATGGGGTCGGGGACGGCGAAGGGCAGTTTTACAATGATAAGCATAGAGAGCGCGTCGCCGGGGATGTCGATACCTTCCCATAACGCGCCGCTGGCGAACAAAATTCCATCACCGCTTTTCTTAAATTTCTCAATCTCACGGACGCTGCCCTTACCAAGCCGGAACATCGGGAACGGAAGCTTACTCTTTTTGAGTTTCCCCCAAACCATGTCCATCGCCTTGTAGCTTGTGAACAGCACAGCGGCGCGCCCGTGGGAAGCGCGGATGAGCGATTCCACTTCATCGGTAAGGCGTTCCATGTATGTAGCGCTGCTTTGGTCGGGGAAGGGCATGGTTTCGCTGATGTAGAGCATGGCGTTCTTTTGGTAATCAAACGGCGACGGCTTGCTGACCTCTGACAACCGAGTTTCAAGCCGCTCCAGCCCCAACTCGCGCTTCACATGAGAGAAATCGCCGTTAGCTGAAAGTGTGCCGGAGGTTAGGATTGTCGGTATGCCCTTTTTCCATTGGTCGTCATAGAGCCACTTGCCGAGGTCTTTCGGGATCGCGCAAAGCCTGTCCCCGCTTTCACCTGATTCAATCCAGCAAATCAATTCGCTGTGCAGGGCGATATTGTCGGCTTGGTCGGCAAGCTGCGCCAAATCACCAAGCATACGGGTTATCCATCTTCTCGACCTCATACCGCTTACCATCCTCCCACGTTACCGCACGGGGGCAAACGCCACCGCTCGATAAGCGTTCTTCGATAACATCCACGTAGACTTTCCTGTTTGGCGCGTAATTATGCGTATTCATCGGCTTCATCTCCATTCGTAAGGCATTTCACAGCTTGTCCCGCTTCCACAAGCAGCTTGCTTTTTAATATATTTTCATAAATAGCTTGACTGCTCTGCGTTTCCGATGTATTATTGATTCAGAAGTTATAGTTCCGAGAGGTAAAACTGATTATATATTTTATTCAGAAGTTTGTCAATAGCAAATCGGAAGTTTTGGAGGAAAAATTTTATGACATTCGGTGAAAAGCTGTTAAACGCCCGTACAGCCATAAATTTATCGCAGATTGAGCTTGGTGAAAAAGTGGGGGTATCGGCGCGGACATTGTACAGCTATGAGCAGGGCGGCAAATACCCGCGCCGGTCTACCCTTGACCGTCTCGCGGAGACATTGAACGTGACGGCGGCGTATCTTATGAACGAGGAAGAAACCAACACGCAAGTAAACCTTGATAATGAACGGTTTTTATCAAAAGCCAGAAAAGACTTCGGCTACAAAGGCGCGAAATCAGCGCAGAACCTTCTCGACCAAGCATCAGTATTATTTGCGGGCGGCGAACTGGACGAGGAATCTATGGACTTGGTACACCAAGCCCTTACGGAGATGTTTTTTGACGCGAAAGCAAAGGCCAGAGAGAAATTCACCCCCAAAAGCATTAAAAACCGTAAAGAATAGCCACTATACTTACGAAATGATTTATATAGGGGGTGTTGCGCCGATGGTGGGTATGGATTACATTACAAAGGTCGTGGACAGGCTTATCCGTAAACACGGGACGCGCGACCCTTTTGAAATCTGCCGCGCTCTTGACATAGAGATTTACTACAGGGATTTAGGGGCGAAGGCAAAGGCTTTATATTACTGTGATTCGAGGGTGCGCTTCATTGCCCTCAATAACCGCATTACTGAAACTATTTTGCGTATCTTGTTATGGCATGAGCTTGGGCATGACCAGTTGCATCAGGATATAATCGTGTTGAAAGGGTTCCGCAAGGTTGACGCTATCAGCTTGTCGATACCCGTAGAGTATGAAGCAAACCTATTTGCCGCAGAAGCGGTTATATCAGATGATGATGTGATGGACTTGCTCCAATACGACGACCGGACATTTTACAGCATGGCGAAGGAACTTTATGTGCCGTACCCGCTCTTGGAGTTCAAGCTGCGTATCATGCAGCAGAAGGGGCATGATATACAGGCCCCGTTTGAAGCGAATGGCGATTTTCTGAAAAATGCGATTGCGGGCTGCTTCGAGGATGAATGGTAGACATAGCTATACAGGGCAGGCTTTACGATGTGAAGCCTGCCTTTTTCGTGTAGCAATAACCATTTGCTAACTCATGTTCTAAAAAGGATTCGCGCTTCACGTCAACCGCACGAATTAACAAAGTATGAACAAAACTTGAAAGCAAACAAAAGCAAGAATATACACAAAAGGCCTCACTGATATAAGGGGGCTGA